GCGATAAACAGTCATAGTGATCTCCATTCCTTATAGATTATGTATAATCCATTCTGGAAAAAATGTCAAACTATTTTTTAAAATTTAGCCACGCCGCATCTGTGAATGTTCCAACATCTCTTCTTCCGAGATAACCGGAACGGCATTACTCTTGTGCATAGTAGAAATGCCTTTGATCAGAGTGCCAGTATACTGATTAGGTTCCTTGGCAAAGGTAATGCCAACACCCTGACCAGAAGGATACTTTTCACGATGGTCACTAACTTGTAATTTAGTGAGCTTGACACCACGAAGCTTGGGCTTGAAATTGCCCTTGCGGTACGTGATATACTCATCGACAGTCTTTTGCTTGCTACCAACACGTTTCATGAGATCATTATGTTCTCGAAACTCTTGTGCAAACTTTGCTGTAATAGTAACACCTCTCGTCTTCTTTTTCTTAGTCGAGAGTGTAGTAAAAGCAGGACCTAAAAGATGCATTGTCATTAGTCAGCTACCAACTGATCGTGTACAAACTTAGCATGCTTGCATTTACCACGCATAGCACCAGCAGTACAATTACATGAGAAACCATAGTCAGTCATCTTGATCTTATAGATCTCACCTGACCTGGATGATACTACATTCCAGACGAAGCCGACAAGATGATGACCTTTAAAGTTAATATCGTCGAATGTCTGGATGCGCATTAGCGGTCTCGAAGAAGAACAGGAGAAACACCAAGAGCAAACATAAGCAATCCGACTAGAGGGATCACAAACGAATCACCGTCAGCCAGAAGAATAAGGCCAACGACAGTAAAAATATAATGAAGAGCAGTCATGCTAAACTCCAAAAAAGAAAGGAAGAGGAAGCCAACCTAGACCTGCCGTCAATTTACGAACGACTTCCTCATTCCTTATAGTTTAGTCTACCATAGCTTTGAAAAAATGTCAATCGGAAAGTTTATAGATCGAACCCGACTTAGTCCAAGCAATCATAGTATCAAAGTTAATCGTTCGGATAGGACTAGTAAAAATGCGCTCACCACTCTTAAAGCGACCCTTGACATCATCACCAGCGATGGTACCTACGATGCGATGAAGTCCATAGTTATCTTCGATCTTCCAATCAACCAACATTGCGGTGTAAAGTTCAGCCATGATTAAATCTCCTCAAGAACGTCAGAAACCGAACGAAGGATAGGCTTGAAGCCGAATGAAGCACAGCGGTACAAAGTACCGTCATGATCGGCAACGATATCACCAACCGACATCGAGTAGCAATCCGTGAGTTTCTCGATGCGATCAAAATTTTCATCATCCTCCCAAAGGTTCATTGCACGGAAGGCCTGTTCAAATCCATCTACATCAACGTTGGCAACATGAGTATAGAACTGAAAGATTTCAGGCTTGAGATTATCATCGAACATACGAGAGAAAAAGGCTTTACCCTTTTCAAACACCTCGCCACGATTGAGAGCATCAACCTCAGCATCGGTAAGTTGGATTTGATAGACCTTGATCATTTCAGATTCCTTCCTCATTCCTTATATTTTTAGTCTAATCCATTCTGATAAAAAAGTAAACAAAAAAGTGCAGAAAGCACGAAGCTCACTGCACTTTTAAAATGGTTAAAACTTAATGTGTTAGGTGAAATTGCTCACAGAACATATAAGAGTATAGAGTAGTTTGTAAGAACGAAATTTTATAAATATAGTATAGGAGAAAATTATGAACGAATATAAACCTTATACATATCTAGTTGGATGGTCTGAACTTAACAAATGGTATTATGGATCTCAGTATTGTCAACATAGTAGAATAGCAAATCCAAAAAATCTTTGGACCACATATTTTACATCATCTGAAACTGTAAAAGAATATAGAAAACTTTATGGTGAACCAGACGTTATACAAATAAGAAAAACATTTTTAAGTGCCGAGGCTGCTATACTTTGGGAATATAAAGTATTAAAAAGATTAAATAAGATTGATCCATTTAAATCTACAAATTCAAAATGGTTGAATCGCAATATAGGTGGTGCTATTGTTTTGGATGAAAATCAGAGAAAAAAGTCAGATGAACACAAAAAGAAAATAGGCTTTTCTAATAAAGGTAAGAAGAAAAAAGACACATCAAAAATGGGAAAGTATAAAAGAACCGAAGACATTAAAAATAAAATGGTCAAAAGTAGAATAAAAAATGATGGATATAGACACAGTGAGGAAACAAAAATAAAAATAGGGGAGAAATCTCAAGGCGGTAAGGCCAGTTTAGGATATAAGCACACTGAAGAAGCTAAATTAAAAATGTCAGAATCCAAAAAAGGAAACCCTTCTCATAGAAAAGGTAAATCTATGCCAGATGAAGCTAAGAAAATAATTTCCGAAAAATTAAAAGGTAGGGAATCACCAAGAAAAGGTTCTATTGCTTCAGAAGAAACTAAATTAAGAATGTCTCTTGTTAGAAAAGGTCGGCCCGCCAACCATATTAAAGGTAAGAAAAAATATACTGATGGAAATAAAATTAAATTATTTAATGAAGGAGAACAACCAATAGGTTGGATAAAAACTTCTCAAATTAAAGATTTGAGTGATATTTCTTAACTACAGAAATTGTTTTAGAAATCCAATTTTCCACAGAATCTGTAAATATTTGAGCTTTGTTTTCTTCTTCTACTGCAATCATAATCACAAGTTGAGAGTGTTTAATTCCAGTCATTTCATAAAACATCATCGAGTATAAACAAGTTTGCATCCAATAACCTTCAATCCATTCTTTTCGTTTGGCTTTACCAGAAGTCTTAAAGTCGATAATAGACTTCTTACCGGCATAATCGGCAATAAGGTCACAAGCACCAGCAACTTTAAGCTTATCAGAATAGAGAAATAATTCCGATCCTCTTACATTATCGACATTCTCTTTTAGCTTCTGTTCAAGTTGTCTGTACATATGAACATTAAACGGCATCTCTCTACGAAGATCAATAGGTCGATTAAGAATAAGATCTTCACATAGTCTATGTACTTCAGTTCCTCTACGTGCAGCTCTAGCAGAGATCTTATTTGCTTCCTCCTGACCTATAGCTTTTATCCAGTCGTCTAGTGCTGACTTGTCAGCTGCTGCTCCGATTACTGTAGTTACCGAAGGATATAAAACCCCGGTTGGAGTCTTATACAGACGGATTGCTCCATCAATACGTTCCAACCGGGGCAGTTCAATTAAGTCGTGTTTAAACATCAACGCTGCATATCATTGTAGTCCCAAAGATTAGTAGTCGGTATGACTACAAATGCATTTTCAATTTCATCCCATTTTTCAAGTGCCCATTGAACACTATCCGATGGATTTTCAATCATAAAACGTTGTACAAATTCTTTCTTATCCATATTCATTCTCCATTAATATAGTCCTAAATTGTATTCCGCGATGATGAAAGCCTTTACAAAGCCACTGCGGACAATATCGTCAATTTCAAAGTGTACTGTAGTCATTGAGTCCATATTATTAAAGACTCGCATCATATCTTTCAGACCACTAGTTTCCTTGAAGCGTTCACTGGTAAGATCATCCTGTTTAGTATCACCACACATAATTATTCTTGAGTTATCACCAGTTCTTGTCAATACAGTACGAAGTTCTGTATAACGTTGATTCTGTACTTCATCAACCAGAATTATAGCATTTTCGATTGTAGTACCACGTAGGAATGATGTACTATGAAACTCAATAATGCCTTTTGTTTTTAGAATGTCGTAGGCATCACCACGGTTGAATAGTTCTGAACAGATAGCTTTATATGCAGCTTCATATACTGCGAGCTTTTCCTTTTCTGTTCCAGGTAAGAAACCGATATCCTTTGAGGATTGTGCATTACGGATAATGATAAGCTTTGTGCGCTTTGATTTCTTAGACATTAGTTCACGAAGTGCTAGGTAAAATGAAATGAATGTCTTACCAGTACCTGCGCAGCCATGCAAGAAAAGATGATCACCATCTTCAAAAGCATTGAATACTTTAATCTGATTATCGGTAATTGGAGTTATAG